GAGGTTTCTGCCCTTTAGTCCTGTTAAACATTTCATGGGTATCAACTAACCTCTCAATCTCAGCAGCATTACCCCTCTTAGCTTCAATAGCTAATTTATGGACCGCCTGATTATGCAACGCAGGGTTTTCATTCTTAGGATCATTGTCAATCTCGATATATCGCTGTATCAGATCCTCACCATCTAGTATCTCTTCTTTGTAGCGAAGCGGAATAGCCTCTACATCTTCAATTAATTTATCTAACCCAACCTGTTTAAATCTCTTTCTATCTGGATCGACCTTATCTGCCAACTCAATAAGGTGAGACATATTATATCTCGCACCATCATTCCTCCATGTTGCGTACCATCTAGCAGCACAAGGATCTTCACCCTCTTCCCAACAATGCTCATAATCAGGATCTCTCCTACTCCACTCAGTCCATAACTCCAAGCCCTCTATCCCAGGCAACTCATTATTTATCATCGCCCCTATCTCCCACCAGTAATGCTCATGGTTAGGGCCTTTATATCCGATAACACTCAAGCAACCACTAATAATTGCAATTCTCTCTTCTTTAGTACGCTTACTCCATCTGTTATCCACATACTTAATATCAACATCCTGATTATTCTTCTTGTACTGATCCTTCATACGAGACAGCAACCATTCTGGAGCGTCTGGTACAGCAAACAAATCACCCTCTAATTTATATTCACCTTTACCAATACTATCCTTGTAATACTCACCAGCTATAACACCCTGTCCTCCCCACAAAACTTCCCAACCTTCCTGTCCAGCAGCAGTCTGACTAATAGACGCAACCTCAGTTACAAGATCCTGCGGAACTCTAAATAAAAACTTTGCAGCATTTTTACGAAGCGAAGTAACCTTTGGAGCGTTCTTTAAATCCTTACCCCATTTCTTTTCAATAACACCTAAGTTTCTATCCACATCAAATATCACAAGACCATCTGACTTCTGACCTGTAAATACACCAATAGCTTTGAACTTATCGGGCTCTCTTTCAATCATCAGAGCCGAATCATTTACTGTAAGTTCTTCTTTCCACGCTCTACCAAACGGCACTTTTCCATCAGAATATCTATCTGGACTTGATTCGTTACGCTTTGGTAACAAAACTCCCTGTGCATATATCGGACAAGTCAACCAGCTTAACGGAATTTCTGGAACGAAACTTTTTCCACTCATGTGTTACAATACCTCTTGTAGACTATATGTTTAAACCCTCAAGAATCTCCACTCTTGGGGGTTTTTTTATTATATAGCATTGACATTAGTTTGTCGATGTACTACAATAGTAAGGCAACTTAGGCTACATTAGCCAACACGCATTATGCCTTTCATTTCAGCAAAAGCCAGAGAAGATGCTGCCTCATCAGGTAGTACAAAAGACGGCTACTTAAATCCTTCTAGCATAAAAAGCGGACAAAAAGTTCGTTTTACTTTATTAGCTGAAGAGCCTTTCATGTTCTACGAACTATGGGGCAATGACGTTAATGATCCCCAAAAAAGAAAGCCTTTCAGGTTTCTAGAAGATCCAACCCCAGAGGATATATCCGTAAAACTTGGTAACAATTTCGTCAGATCTCTCAGCAGAGATGGCAAAGGTAACGAACCAAGCAGGATAGCACACGCAGTTCCTATCTATAACTATGATTTGGAACGTGTTCAAGTATTCTCATGGACACAAAAAACCATTACACAGGCACTAGATAACATAAGTCAGTTAGAGGATTATGCTGATTCGATGACTGAATGTGACTTCTACTTATCTCGTGATGGTGAAGGTACAGACACACGCTATACCGTACAAGCTGCCCCAAAGAAAAAAGCAATGGCAAAAACTGTTGACGAAGAATGGGATGCAGCACAGGACGAAGGTTTTGATTTATCAAGGCTGGTAGACGGTGGAGATCCATTCAAAGAATCGGAGGAATAAACCGCCATTTATAGGGGGTCTTTTATTGACCCTCTATTTTTGTCCTTATTTTTATTTATTTATTAATTATGAAACCTTATTTCAATGCAGATGTTATTGATAACGTAAATGTGTCTGTTGAACTTATTACCCCTTCACTAGCTGCTGAGTACATTTCTAATAATTATGACTATAACCGTAAAATAGCTGAACCTAAAGTTAACGATCTATCAACAGAAATGAATATGGGTAGATTCTATTTAGGAGATAGTGCTATTTGTTTTAACGAAGAGGGAGCTTTAATAAACGGTCAGCACAGGTTAAATGCTTTGATTAAATCAGATACTACGCAAGTATTTATTGTGGCTCGTAATATGCCTGAAGTCAGTCTTAAAATAATGGATATAGGAGCTAAAAGAGATACAGCAGATCGTGTAACTTTAACTGGTATCCCTATAACTAGGAGAGAGCAAGCGGTTATAAAAAATTGTATGACCCCATTTAATAGTGGAGTTATGGGAGTTCAAAGATTTAACCATAATAGATATGACTCTACAATCGCTAACTACTACACTAGGACTAAGTACTTTTTCGACTGTTGTAGTAACGAACACGTATTAACTACTGGACAGAGGTATAAAACATTGATAGTGTGTTCGGCCTTGCACATATTTTTACAAATGAAAAAAGATGGTAAGGAATATCCACACGGAATGTCAGCGATAGATAGGGCTTTTCATTTTATGTACGTAACCTGTAATCAAACGGCAGCTAAACACGCTATAAACCTTGAATACGATAAAAGTGGTTTAGCTTTAAAGCAAAGAATGGAACAATATAAAGAAACTACTTATGGATCGTCTTGGATAACAGCAGACTGTTATAGAAAAACTTTAAATCTGGCCTACAACTTTATGTTAGGTAATCCTGTACAGGTAATGAAAGCAGTTAAGCATAATAGGTTTAACGATTTTGATACTCTTGTTAATTACTATTGCGCTTAGAATTATTTAAGGTATATTAATTATGGGATCGTGTATTTATTATCCATTCATGGGAACGCTAGACAAACAAAACGCACTAGCTGAACTACGCAAATGGACTCTCATCCAAGATAATAGTGGACCGCACAGAGTCTACCGAGATAAAGAAAATAATGTATATCATTCAGTTACCCATATACTAAAAGAAACCGCAGCCCAACATACAAAAGATGCACTTGAAAAGTGGCTTCAAAGGTCAGATTCTATTTTGGAGCGTGACATTGCTTGCGAAAGAGGTCGTCTCGCACATAGCCACGCAGAATTTATTCTCAAACTCGCAGCCAAATTCGCCAGACAGAACGCAAACAAACGCGGAATATGGAGGACTGGATCGGATGGATTGGAACGCTGTCCGAAAAAAGTCACGCAATGGGGCTTACAAAAAGCAGCCGAATCCGCACCTCGTGTTAGCTGGAGTGCGTCAGGCTACGCAAGAGGTCTACGATCATTCATCCTGGATCGTGTAACCGCCATTCATGCCGTAGAATTTAGCGTATATAAAAAAGGCTATGGATTTGCTGGTACAGCAGATGCCCTACTGGATATTGATGGTGACGGGCCATTCATAGTAGATTGGAAAACAGCAAAAGAAGTCAGGTCGGACGATATGATAGAACAATTCTGCCATCAGCTTGGAGCGTACAGTATTGGACTCGAAAGTCTCACAGGCATAAAACCAAAATACGGTGCAGTTGTGGTAGCTCGCAGAAGTGGCAAACCACAAATAAAACTCCTGAACAGCTTAGAACTGTCAGGAGCAAAATACGATTTTCTAAATAGAGTGGAAGTGTATAATAAACAGCTTAAAAAGTTAGCTGTTGTCTAATCTATTTTCTCTAAGTATCTCAGCTAAAATATCATACCCTAAATCTTCAGCTAAATTTTCAATAGCTTCAGCATCTAAAGGGTGGGTACAAATATTATCTAAAGATCTTGAATGGGCATCTTTAAATAAAGTAACTAAATGGTTACTATTTGGATCGTTAGTCATAATAAAGTTTGTAAATAAGAAACACCTAAAACAGTTACAGGATCTTCAAAAAACCTGTCATCTACCACATTTAGAACACAATTTTCTATCAGTGGATCGCCTGAAGGACATATATGTTCGTCCTCAGTATCTACCTCGACAAGTAAGGTAACTACAACTTTTTTAATCATTTGTACTGTCCTCCACAGCATCTTGTATTTTTTCAGTAAACCAATCTGAATCTGTAATAACATCAACTTCATGGATAACTAATTTTTTAATGTATTCCTGTATCAAACTAGATACAGGTTCATTAGATATATGTTTATCAAGTTGACAAATAAATTCTTCATCAACTTGGTTTCTAATTGGATCGTTAGTCATTGACATAAATCCTCAAATCGTTTGTTTGCTTCTTCTGCTATCTCAGGTAAATAACCTAATTCAGAATCCTGCTCTATCTGCTCTAACTGATCTTGTGTGAGATCATGGGCAACCATATAATCAATCCATGCTTCATCATAAAGTTGCTCTTTAAGAACATAGTTATTAGTGTTACTCATATCCAATCGTGCCAGACAGTACCAAAACTCTGCTGCATCTCAAGATCAGTTGGTTCGTAATCTTCAGAATCCTCACAGTCTTGTGTGTTATCTGGATCGGGATATATACCCGCATCCTGCAATTCTCTAATTGCTTTTTCTTCAATCTGGCTGTCTAGTGCAGATTGATGTTCATGTAAAAATGAATCAGTCATGCCAGTCTCCTGTACAGTCAATTTTAAAATCGCTTTCAAAATCAGCTATATCATTAGCGAAGGACATACGTTTAACAATTTTTCTCGTTAATTCATCTATACTGGACCGTTCTTCAATAGTAAGATCATGCCAAAATATGACATAATCATATCTCCAAGTTCCACCAGTCATAGTATCTTTAGTTCTTTTCATAATTTTTTAAAACGTGTTGAAAGTTGTGACCATATTTGTATAGTTGCTAAATACTTTGTTTCGTCTTTATCAACTAAAATGGCATCTTGGGCTATATCCCACACTTGATCTAAAACTTTTTTGTTTTTATCAATACGTATTGGATCGCCTGATTTTTCCTGTTCCCATTCGTATTCCCTCAAAGCATCAGCAAAATACCTGTAGGCAGTACTTTCAGGTATCTTGTGATCTACTACAAGAATGTCAACAATATCTTTTCTCTGTAGCTGCTCATCTGGTTTTTTATCTTCATTGGAAACAAGTAACTTCTGTATGAAGTCAGTTGCTCTTTTCTTATCCATCTTTATCCTGATACTTGTATTCTTTGTTATAGAATTTTTTATGGTTCGTGAATTGTTCCTCAGATAACATACGAAATAAATCGAATATATCTTCAGCTTCAATTAACATATCAGCATGGTCATCACCTTTATGTTTATCGCAGTCAATACCCATATTATTTTTAAAGAGTGTCCAGTGTCCATTCTCATCATGGAATAATTGATAAACAGCAAGTAAACCTAAAGTATTACTTGTGTTGGATCGTGCTTCACAGTAGGCATCAAAAAATTTAGCGAAAATAAATTCGGATTCAGTTCTTTTCATTTGTAAAATTAGCGTATTTAGTAAATGTGGCTTCAAACGCATTAAATAGTATGGTTTGATTATCTGGATCGGCTTGTGAATAGCAAAATGCGAGGGAAGCGACAAAACTTCCCCCGAATCTATCCATATTGTCCAGTGCGATATGTATCTGATTTTTAGATAACATTACCAACTAGACCAATAAACAAAGTCATCAAATGGAACGTCTTTAGTAAGATTTGGAAAATGTTTATCAAACTCACTATCTGACATATTTCCATTATGTTTAGCTAAGTTTGCGTATCTTTTATTAGCAGCATCTAAAGCTGCTGTCTGGTATGCAATAAGTTTATCTATTTTTGTTTTAGTGGATCGTAAATCATCAAAATAAGATGAATCATATTCTTGTGACCCGAAAAAGAAACCTTCAGCAGTTGGCATATATTCACTAGCTGCTGCGGTAGATGCTAATGCTGGTTCGATTGTTTTACTTAATAATCTTAATTGATCTACACCAACAGAATACTCAGCACAGTTATCCGTGCCAGCTTGTACGTTTTTAACAAACCATTGGTGTATCTGGTTCGATTTTCTCCAGTACATAATTGGAAATTTAATATCATAGTTTGACCACGGTGTATCGTAATCTATTGGAGCGTTATCCAAACCATGATTATTTATTAAACTGGTAAATTCAAAAGTTTTTTCTCTTGATTCTTTTATTGCAGTATCGGGAGTAAATACTGAGAAATTTTTTGTACCATATAAGTACATATCTAAGCCCATAATTAATTGTGGATTAGTGAACACTATTATTGTAGTACATTTTAAAAGGTATTGCAAAAATTTTTCTCACTTATAATTATTAGTGATAATTCTGAGAATTTTTTAACGTAGCAGCTAGGATGTAAAAATATAAAATCGGCCTTTAATAGAGCTAGTTATAGTTTGCTATTTGGTACGTTTGTTTTTTGAAAAGTGGAATTTTTCTGCATGAAAATTTTTTGATGAATTTTTTTCGTACTGGCTGCCATGAGTAAAAATACCTAGTAAAAAAGTTGATACTATATTATAGATTCTTAACTTGAGTAAGTTATTAAAATATTATTTGTTATGATATAGAGGACACTATAAATAGTGTTATTTTCAATTACATCCAAAAATTAAAATGCAAAACTTAGAAAATGTTAATCAATTAAACAGAATGTTTTCTTTAGAAAATTCTGGTTCAAATTTTCAAAGATTAGATAATCAATTCGCTGCTGAAAACGCAGGGTATCAAAACTCATCAAATGAAACTATTTATAAAGGTTCTAATTTTATAAAAGATTCTTTGAAATCAGTTGACGAAATTTTTGAAGAAAACGGGCTAAATTTTGAAGTAGTTAAAAGAGATTTATTTTTTAAAAATGAATCAGGGGAAATGATACCTATAAAAAATTATCAAGCATTTTGCCACGATACAAAAGACAATTGTCTAAATATTCCTAAATTACAGTATGTACCTTTGCAGTTATCTAGTATTAAGTATTTTATAAATTCAATTCGGGATAAAGTTTTAATTGAAAGCATTATGAATATAGAGGATAAAAGATTTATTATTAATCTTTCTATTAATGATGCAATACAAGATGTTAAAAAAGATGACCCGCACAAATTGCGGTTGGTGATAGTGTCTAGTCATGACTCTAGTACTAGCTGCCATATCTCATTTTTTCACACCCGCATGTTTTGTTTTAATCAAATGAATTCTTTAAAACAAAGTAACCCTTTAGTTTTTAAACATACTAAAAGTATTAGAAATAATATTGAGAGAATAAATTCTATTATTGATTGGAATCGTTTGGAATTTACAAAATCAGTTAATGAGTATAAAGAGTTAATCAAAAAAGAAGTTAAACAAGAAGATATTAAAAACGTATTAGAAAATTTATTTTATAGTAAATGGAACGGTCAGAAAGTTTGCTTAAATAGACAAACTAAAGAAAGCAGGGATAAAAATTATAATGATTTGATAGAGGTTAAAAAGATAAAGGAAAGATTAGAAAGAGAATTTGAACAAAACGGGCGCAATGCTTACTCATTACATAATGGTATTAATTATTATTTTAATCATGAAGCGGGCGCAGCTAATGTTCAAGATGAAAGTGAAAGAGCTAGAATAAGAGCCGAACAACTTTACATGGGTAAATCGCTTGCAGTTATAAATAGAAGTAAGGAATTATGTTTAAATTTATAATTTAGAAACTTATCTATTAATTGCCCTGGGCTAACTGTTCAGGGTTTTTTATTGTCCATTAAAATAGTACATTTAGCTATATTTTTAAGTTGTTTAAGGTACTATCACACCTGAAAAAATTAAAAATGTATGATTCTTAATTGTATCAAAGTTAATGATACTAAGGGTTTTAAAGTCTCAGTGAGACTAGACTATATTAATTTTTTAGGGGTTTTTAGGGGTTTTATAAGTGTTAGTAAAATATCACAATAGTAGTAGCTAGTAGATAAAAATATGTTAATATGGATATGTAAACAACCCACATTTACAAATGCAAACACCAACACAAAAAAGAATCTCAATTAATAATCAGCTAATTGAGTTTAGAGAAAACATGCCCAAAGAATTTGGTTGTATTGTTTTTACACCCGATGTTGATTCCTACATTAAAAAAGATTTTGATAATAATATTATCGAGATTTTATCTTTATTAAAAAGACATATCAAATTTGATTATGGGATTTTAAAAAGTTTATACAAAGAAGATTATCAACACAATGAGTACACAAGACAGCACAAAAACGGTGACAGGATACAAAGTATTTATAAGTTAAAAGATAATAGTGTTATTTGGATCATGACAAGTGGATACGGCAACCATCAACAAAACATAATTAATGATTGTTTTGACTACTGTTATACAACTGTACTTTTCCCAAATGAGTATTAAACAAATGAAAACTAAACAACAAATTTTTAAATCAAAAGTTAGAGATTTAATTATTAAGCTAACTAACAAAGGCAGCCACACCGCAGCCAGTACACTTTATCAAACTTATTTTCAAAACTAATTATGTCCGATTTACTAAGATACATCAATTCAGGTAATGCCGAAAATGACAATGCTATTAAGGAATGGATTAACAATAGACCGAAAGGCTTTACTGTTGACTTTGCGAAAGATTGCAGCAGACACGGCAACCCCGACCAATACAAAGTGGTACTAACTAGATATTACAAAGTAAACAAAGTTAAAAGTTTTAATTAATCCCTTTCCCGTTGCATACCATGAAACAGCAAAACATTAATCGCGTAAGGCTATACGCAAAGCCAACTACACGCAACCAAAACAAAATTAAAGTTTATGGTACGGCTGCTTTATTTTGTATTAGTTTTATTCTTGCTAGCTACTACAGCAGCAGCCCCCAACTAAAACAATGTTTAGCAGATAGCACGATTAATAATGATTATTGTGTTAAAAAGTTTTTAGGATAGCCCAACCCGTCCGCACTATCCAACACGCCCCGCAGCTCCTACAGTTGGGGGTTTTTTCTTGTCTTCTATTTCTAGCAGCTACTACACGCAACAGCTACCACAGCCACGCAGGGGGACAGGTTGCAAAAAAATTTTTTTAAGGCCGTGTACCCCTGAACCTACTGATAAATCACGAAATAATACTACTTTTGCTTCGCTTCCACCTGAATTGATAATTGTGGAGTGTTTAGATTAATTGTCTCTTGACTCTCCCCTAGTACTTTACCGAGCGAATCCAACACCTGTGCAGCAGTCTGATACTGACCCCTTCTCATAGCCTGATTAAACAACCTCATCCTCATTCCCTGGAGTCGTGAAATCATTTTATCTCTATCCTTATCCCAATCCTCCTCGTTCCATTTCTTAACCTGCCTCCAATCTTGCCAGGCAGTCTCAACCCCAATACCCTCTTTGGACGCGTGATCTAAAACTAACTGTCTTACAGTCAGCCCTTCAAGCTGCCTTTTATACAATTTCTGCCTTCTTGCCTCTATAACGGCAGCAGGTTTTTTCTTACCACAAACTACACCATCCCTTAATGCTTTTTCGGATGTAAATTGGCCATTTGAATTACGAAGAATAGAATCAGTCACGGACTAAAATGCTACATATACTTGAATAATAACCCCAAAAACACCATTTAGTCGATAAAAACACAGTTTTTTGTCAAAATTAAAGCTATTCTGTAGTACATGAGCGTAAACGCACCCGAAAAATTATCACTCCGTTGGGCACAGGGGGAGGTGTTCAACGCAAAACAACGATTCCGCGTCCTGGTGGCTGGCAGAAGATTCGGAAAATCCTATTTATCCTGCATCGAACTCCTAAAAGCAGCAATAGACCGCCCTGGCGAAACCTACTTTTACTGTGCCCCAACCTACCGCATGGCAAAAGACATCGCCTGGAAAGAAATCAAAAAACTCATCCCACCCCAATGGATCCACGCAAAAAACGAAACCGACCTAAAAATCGAGCTAGTGAATGGATCGCTAATCGAACTCAAGGGCACGGAAAACGCAACCACCCTGCGTGGCCGAAGCCTCGCTGGAGTAGTACTTGACGAAGCAGCCTTCATGGATTCCGATGTCTGGTTTCAAGTAATTAGACCAGCCCTCGCAGACAAACAAGGTTGGGCACTCTTCATATCCACCCCTGATGGAACGGCTTCATGGTTTTATGATTTATGGTGCTACGTCCCCGAAGATAAAAGCGGAGATTGGAAACGCTGGAGTTTCACCACCATAGACGGGGGTAACGTACCAGCAGAAGAAGTCGAAGCAGCAAAATCCCAACTAGATACGAGAACATTTAAGCAAGAGTTCGAGGCAAGTTTCGAGAATCTCACGGGTCTCGTTGCAGTCTCTTTTTCAGATTCCAACATTTCCACCGAAGCCGAGGACATATCCATCGCCCCACTCCTCCTGGGAGTCGATTTTAACGTAGACCCACTTTGCGGAATCTGTGCTGTCCGCCACCGAGACATCCTCTACATCTTCGATGAAATCATAATGACGGGCGGAGCAACAACCTGGGATTTCGCAGAAGAAGTCGTAGACCGATATGGTGTGGAACGCAGAGTCATAGCTTGCCCCGACCCAACTGGTGCAGCCCGAAAAACATCAGGAGTAGGCTCAACAGACCACAGTATCCTACGCAAAAGCGGATTTACAGTATCCTCCCCACGCTCCCCCTGGAAAATCCGAGACAAAATCACCGCAGTAAACACTGCACTATATGATGCATCAGGAGAAAGACGAACTTTAATCCACCCTAGATGCAAAGAATTAATAAAATCCCTCCGCACCCTAACCTATGCACCAAACACAGGTATGCCCAATAAAAACCTTGGAGTGGACCACGCTTTCGATGCTTTCGGCTACCTCTGCCTACAACAATTTAACCTTGCAAAACCAGAGACACTGGGCCAAACTTCGTTTAGAATATACTAAGAGTTCTTTTTTACTATGGGCTATGGTTACGGTGGATCAATGAAGTCCACAACAAAGAAAAAGAAAAAGAAGAAGAAAACTAAGAAAAAATGAGACGCTTTAGACGGGTGAGACGGGATAAAAAGACAAATGTACCTAGCAAATACCTTGCAGGTGCAAAAAATAAGTCTGCAAAGGCAAAAGAGATCAAAGAAACAGCCGAAAAGTACAAAAAAGGGCAATATATTGACATAAAAGCCATTAACAAATCACGAACAGCCCAAAATGACGACAAAAAGAAAACCACTAAGCGAAAAAACAAAACAAACACTAAGAGAAAAAGCAGATAAAAGTCGTTTCACCTACGGTCAACTGTCTCAGGTGTATCGCAGAGGACAAGGAGCATACTTATCATCTGGATCGCGTAACGTACCAATGGCAGCATGGGCTATGGGCAGAGTAAATAGTTTCATTTCGGGCAGGGGAGGTGCTAGAAAAGCTGATGCTGATATACTTAGGAAGAAGAAAACCAAGAAAAAATGATTGAAATCACCGATGAAATGCTTGACGCTATCGAAGCAGTCAAGGGCAAACGCAATCCTGCTCTGTGGGACAACAGATGTCAACAATATATGCTAAATAGCAAGAAAGATACTGTAAAAAAGTCAACAACAAGTTAAACTAATCTTAAATACTCTTTTTTCTTAGGACAATGGCATTTTTTCGTGGAGAGGAAGGTTCTGTTAAATTTAAGAACTCTTCTGGTACAACTGAAGCAGTAGTCTCAACTACAAGTTGGTCACTGGACATATCTAAAGACACACTAGACGTAACTGCTCACGGAGCAACATCAAGAGCTTTCGTAGGTGGCCTTATCTCTGGATCGGGTTCTATCGACTTCTTGTACACAGCAGCCAGTGGTAACGAAACTGCAAACCTACTCGCTGACGTTTTAACCACAGAAGATGCTGGTGATGCACAATTTGAATTATTTTTAGATACAACTGGTGCTAAAAAAGTAAGTTTTACTGGAATTGTTACAGGAACAACGTTAACTGCTGCAACAGGTGATCTTGAAACTGTAAGTGTAAGTTTCACAACTAATGGTGCTATCACTAACGCTGCATAATGCCTTTGAAGTCCTACTCAAAGAAGCAACGTAAGCTTGCTGCGGTTGCTCCTCCGAGAGATAAGATCACGGCTGCTGATCTTAAAAAACTTAACGCTAAAAAGAAAAAGAGGAAAAAGAAATGAAACTAACCACTCGTCAAAAGAATAAACTTAAAGAACATTCAGAACACCACAGCGATAAGCACATGGAGTTCATGAAAAGACGTATGAGAGCAGGAGACACTTTTACTCAGGCACATAAAAAGGCACAGGCTAAAGTAGGAAAGTGAAGAAAAAAGACCCCAGATTAACTAAAAACAGACTCGAGGGATTCAACAAACCCAAAAGAACACCTGGGCATCCCACAAAAAGTCATGTTGTTTTAGCTAAAAAGGGGGACGAAGTAAAATTAATACGATTCGGACAACAGGGAGTAAAAGGAGCAGGTAAAAATCCAAAAACTGAACGTGATAAAGCAAGAAGAAGATCCTATTATGCAAGACATAATGCTCAAGATCCCAACCCAGGATTCTTCACCGCTAGATATTGGTCACACCGCACCAAATGGTAACTTATGACTTACGCAATTCCAGGACCACTTAGAACAACAATCACATCATCAAATACTATTGGTGGTGTAGATAGTCCTTTCACCAGAACCAGAGCAGTCTTGGATATGCTTCAAGGTTGGGAAATAATGAAAGCCGTGACAGAAGGAACAGATTACCTAAGAGATAACAGTGAAATATTCTTACCGATAGAACCCAGAGAAGATTTCAGTGCATACGCATCAAGAGTACAAAGATCAGTATTCTCCCCGTTCACCCAAAGATTACTTAGAGCAGCAACAGGTCTAGTCCTCCGTAAACCAATAACACTAACAGGCGATCCATACTGGACAGAAATGTTCAAGATGGATGTCGATGGTTGTGGATCGGATTTAGATGAATACGCAAGAAGAGTACTTATGTGCTCCCTAACTTTTGGTCAAAGTCATATTCTTGTAGATTATCCCGCACCATCAGGAGCAAGAAGCCTAGCTGAAGAAAGAGCACAAGACCGTAGACCATATTGGATCGAAGTAGATCCCACCAATCTTTATGGTTGGAGACTAGATAGAGAATCTAATTATGGAAAACTTATACAGGCCAGAATCGCAGAAAAAGCTGTATTACCAGATGGAGAGTTCGGAGAAAAAGTATTTGACCAAATAAGAGTTATCGAACCAGGTAGATACAGAGTATTCCGAAAAACATCACAAACTGAAGATATGTATGATATGGATGACGGTAGTTATTCAGGTGATTTTACAAGCGGAACTGCTGATGAAAATTATAAACAGGTAGAATCTGGAGAGTTTTCATTAGGTGAAGTACCTTTAGTAACAATTTATAGCGGAAAAGTAGATAATTTAGTCAGCAAACCACCTTTACTTGATATTGCACACCTGAATATTGCACATTATCAGAGACAGGCAGACTTAATACACAGTCTACACGTTGCATCTCAACCAATGCTGGTAATGGAAGGATATGACGATCAGACAAAAGATCTTGCTATATCCGTCAACTATGCAATGGCAACACAACCTGGTAATAAAATTTATTATGTAGAACCAGCTTCAAGTGCTTTTGATGCTCAATCAGCAGAGATAAAAGAACTACAGATGCAAATGGCAACTTTAGGTATCAGTACATTATCACAACAGAAGTTTGTAGCTGAGTCAGCAGATGCTAGAAGATTGGATCGCGTAGATACTAACTCCATGCTCGCAATGGTATCTATGGAACTGGAGCAAAAACTTCAAAAATCATTCAATTTATCTGCGGAATATGTTGGTATCGAACCACCAGAAGTAAAGATTAGCAGGGACTTTGATATTGAAAGATTAATTGGACAGGACATTACAGCATTAACTTCCTTGTTCGACCAACAAGTGATAGATAGAGAAGAATTTAGGGACATTTTGGTGCAGGGTGAAGTGCTTCCAACAGCAAATGAGGTCAAATCTGAATAATACGATAGAATATTAGATAAGTACATAAAAAACTTATGCCTGGATCAGTAGATAGGGTTCTTCAATCTGATGGATCTTATAAGTGGGAAGTAGTTGAACATCCCACATCAGAGTCACTTTCTGGTGAAACAAAAGCAGCTACAGCTAAACCTAAAAAGAAAACCACTACAACCGAAACAACTGAAGCATAAGTATGGAAGAAAAAGTAATTCAGCCTGAGTCTGTGACCAACGCTGAACAGCCCGTGGCTGAAACTCCTTCACAACCTGAAGCACCAAATCTTGATTCTGTTAAACAACAGTATGAAGATCAACTGGCAATGGCTAAAAAGCAAGCTGCCGAAGCCGAAGAAAAATTCAAAGGCATAAAAACCAAACTTGACGAAGTTTACAAACAAAAAGAAGATAAACGAAAACAGGAGTTAGAAGATCAAGGACAATGGAAAACTCTCTGGGAAGAAGCAAATAAAACTGCACAGGAAAAAGAATCTCAGATAAATTCTTTGTCTCAACAGTTGCAGGACCTAAAAACTTCCAACGAATTAGCCTCTACCAAAACAACTGCACTAGCAGCGATCAGCAATCAAGGTGCCATAAACGCAGAACAGATGTTGGCATTACTGCAAAACAAGCTACAGAAAAACGCTGAAGGTAAGGTAGTGATACTTAATGGAGGTGTTGAGCAAGATCTGAATACCTATCTTGCCAGTCTCAAAAATCCTGGTAGTGGTTATGAACATCATTTCAAGCCAAGTAGTGCTGCTGGGATGGGAGCTAAACCCAGTCCAATAGCAAATGTTTCTGGAGGCACTGATAACCCTTGGAAAACGGGCAATGTGACTCAACAAATGCTACTATCAGAACAGAACCCTGAACTTGCAGCAGTGCTCAAGAGAGAGGCTCAACAAAAGTAAT